AGTTGATTAAAGACGGTTGGGTAGTAGTTTATAGAAACTACAATAGGACAACACAGAAATATAACATCTACAAAGTTTCATTAAAGTGTAAACAACTAATAGCAAGAATGTATCGTATTATGCTTGGCGATGAAGATATCCCAACTAGTACAAGAAATAATATAATGCTAGGTAAAACCTATACAGACAAAGTTTTAATAACAGCAATCAAAAACGTAAACAACGACAAAAATAGATAGTATGAAATCAAAATCTCCATTTCCAATGAAATCTCCACTACGCATACAAACTTATGGCGGAGATACTTACGAAAGTCCTGACACGGTTATAACAAAAACTGTTGGGGAGCAAGTGGGTAAAGCAATAACTGGAATAGCTAAAGATGCTACTAAATATATGGATTTAAAAGGCAAATTAGCTAAAGATAAATCTGATCACGGTAAAGCTATGGAACTTGCAAATCTAAAATATGGCAAAAAAACAAATGGTGAAGCACGCTTAGGTTTAACAACTCCTAGTAAAGTAGGTAGTAGTTTTGGCGAAGTTCCCGGAGTGCCAGATTTAGTTTCAAATTCACAAACATCTAGCACTATAAAAGGAAAAACATTTCTAGATCAGAATGCATGGGATAGCAATAGAAACGATGTTCGAAACGATAAAAGATTTCAAGGTGAAGGTGGAAAAGATCGGTTTTTTATTGCTGCACAAGATTATAGAGACAGAGAAGGAACAGGTATAAATACAACTTATGACAAAGGTAAAACAAGATTTGAAGACGGAAAAAGAATGTTAGCCATTAATATGAACGGTTCACCAAATAAACTAATAGGAGATACTATGGATCCATACGGACAAATAAACCCAGGACAACCTAGCGCTAGAGCTATTGATATGGCAGCTATTGGAAATCCTTATGCTACTCCAGGTGCTGATTTTGACCCTCAAAGTAAAATGAAAGCTGAATCTATATTCGGTTCAGCGGGACAACGTCAAGGCTTAATGAATTTAGGTACGCCTTTACATACAAAAGGCCACGAAGGTGATTTCATAAAAGATCATAAGCATTCTACCGAAAGCAAAAATCCTGCAACACCTAAATATATAAATGGTGATCCGTCTAAAACAGCTGACAAATTAATAAGTTCAACAGATGAACCAAGAAGACTAAAGAAAAATGAAATTGGACCTCCAACAGAAAGAGAACAAAGCGATAGAGATTATTTAGCTAAATTCGACATGGAATATAAAGCTAGTGGAGGAAATCTATACGTGCCTAAAAAAAGATAAAAATAATGAAATCACCATTCTACAAAAAAGGTTTTCCTGAAATAAAAGATAAAAACAAAGGCAAGTTTACTAAGTGGGCTAAAGCTAATGGATTTAAAGATGCTTGCAGTGCAGCTTCAGCTGTAATGAGTGCTGGTGAAGAAAAATACAGTCCAAGCGTTAGAAAAATGGCAAATTACGCAAACAACTTTGGTTGTAAAAAATAACAATATAAAACAATAAATTATGCACAATGACAAAGCACATCAAAAAGCGACTAAAGGCTCTAGCGGAGTAGTAGGTGAATCGGCTATTTGGGATGGACCCTTAGATCAAACAGGACGCTTACACGGATCAGGATCAAGTTCTGGTATTACAGGTATGGAAGTTTTAAAAGCTCCTACAATGTATAAGGCTGGGCCTATAACTCAGCTAGCTAAAGGTAAGTCTGGATTAGGAATAAACTAAAAATGGAACATTTGGATTTTAAAGTATTGGCAACTAACGCGATAGCACTAGCATTAAGCATGACGCATATTGAAGTAGGCCTAAAGGTTATTTTATTACTTGTAAGTATCGGGTACACAATAACTAAATGGGTAAAACTTAAAGAAAAGAAGTAATAATTATAACATGGGATATGCACAACCAGGATCACCTTTTTTAAAAGTACCAAAAACAACTAAAGGAAAAGGTAGAAACTTCAGAACAACAGAAGAAGGTGCTGGTATGACTAGTGCTGGTGTTAATAAATATAAAAAAGAAAATCCAGGTAGTAAGTTAAAAACTGCTGTAACTGGAGATGTTAAACCAGGAAGCAAAGACGCTAAGCGTCGTAAATCTTTCTGTGCTAGATCAAAAGGCTGGACTGGCGAAAGAGGTAAAGCCGCTAGAAGAAGATGGAAATGCTAAACAATTAAACATAAAAACTAATACAATGGAAAAAGGACATTACGGTCAATACACCGGAAACGCAAGACACTCAAGAAAAGAAGACGAAAAGTATGATGCTAATAAAGCTTATGATAAAAACTTAAGCGCAAGTGCTCGTTTACATTATTTAGAAAATAATATAGCTGATCATAAATCACCAGCTTCAATGTTAGGAGACTTAGACAAAGATGGTAGTATGAGTGAATACGAAACAAAACGTCAAAACGCAATTAATAAAAACACTAAAAAATAAAACTATGTACAACAAACCTAAAGGAGCCGCGGCATTAAACTTAAACAAAGGTTATGGCAATGAGTCATCATCTCAAGAAAAAATAAACTTAATAAGTGATAATCCTATAGCTAAACACGCTAGCGGAGGTTCGTTTATGTCTAAACATTCTCATTCATCTCCGTTAGGAATGTATAAGAAAGAAATGTAATAAAACAGATTAGGACTGTATAAACCTAGCCAACAAACAACAAACAACAAACAACAAACAACAAACAACAAACACAATGGCAAAATTCATCAAATTTAACATTACGCTTACAGGCGCTGTTCAACCAGCTGCCCCGATCTCACCGATCTTGATAAACGTAGAAGACATCACAACAGTAACAGCGGCAGGAGCTGCAGGAGCTCAATCAAGTGTAATTATCGGTCTTACAGGCAGAAACACTATTGCAGGTTACACTACATTAACTCTTCAGCCTTCAACATCAGCTTCAGCTTTAGTTGCTCCAGCTTTTGTAGACGGACAAAGAAATCCTTTAGAAGACGCAGTACATTCAGCTATTACAGCTAATCCAGGTGGAGTAGTTACAACTTGCTCTCTAGGTAATGACCAAGCAGCAGCTACAGTAGCACTTCCAAATGGAGCTCCAATGTTCTGGGGAACAGCTACTTTTGCATAATATGAGTAAATCACAAGGTTTCGGCGATAGCGTAGAGAAATTTACAGAAGCAACCGGGATCAAAACTTTCGTTGACAAAGTATCACAGGGATTAAACATTCCCTGTGGCTGTCAACAAAGAAAAGAAACTTTAAATAAAGTTTTTCCTTACAAACAATAATTTATGAGCTTTATAATGAAAGGTGCGCCTTATAGTACTGACAATACTCCTATTTATCACGTAGATATGGAAGATGGTGTATTAGGCAAGGCTAATAATAATGGTACTATAATTATTAATAAAGACGTTAAAGATCCTGAACAAGTAGATGACGTTATAGATCATGAGAAAATACATTTAGACCAAATGAAAAGAGGCGACTTGGCTTATGATGACAAAAATGTTTATTGGAAAGGTAAAAAATACTCAAGAGCTTCAATGGAAGAAGGTAATAAAAACCTTCCTTGGGAAAAAGAAGCATACGCTAAAACTCGAAAAGCATAATGTGGAAAGTACTACTAGGTCTTTTAAAAGGAGGTGAAGGTAGAAAATCTGTTGCCGGTGGTTTGGCTTGGGAAATAAGAGAAGCGATTAAAGGCAAAGAACTTGACCCTGAAAAACTAATAGAACTACAAACTAAAATAAATTTAGCTGAAGCTTCACACAGAACTTTATTCGTTGCTGGTTGGAGACCATTTATAGGTTGGATATGCGGATTTGCATTAGCTTATAATTTTGTTATTAGAGATTTGTTTATATGGATAACTAAAACAACAGATGCACCACCACCATTACAAATGGAACATTTAATGACCGTACTTCTAGGTATGCTAGGATTAGGAGGTCTTCGAACTTACGAAAAAATAAAAGACAAAGTAAAATAAAAAATTATGTATCAAAAAAATCAGAGTGATTTCACTACAAGTGCTATTGATCTTCTTTTAGTTTCTACGCTAAAAGCTGAAACTATAGTATTAGCAAGCGCAGCTTTAGCTAGTACTGTAGCTAATCTACCCGCAAGCTCAACGGCTGTTGTTTATGCAGATGGTGGAACATTTACAGGTTCGGCAACTAAAACCGCACTAGGAACTACTGCAGGTGCTTTATACCAAGTAACTTCAGCTGCAGACGGAACAGTAGCTAGTATAACTGTAGTAACTAAAGGACCTAACTTTGCAGCAGGTAAAACTATTATATTTAGCGCAACAGCTTTAACACAAGCTTTTGGCGTTCAAGATCCAGCTATAACAGGAGTAATAACATATACTCCAGCAACTGCTAATTTAGAGTTACCAAGTACAAACTTTACTCAACGTCCAGTAGCTTTATATGTTGGAGTTGGAGGTGATATAACTTTGACATTAGCAAGTGATTCAACTGAAATTAAATTTGTAGGTGTAGCAGCTGGAACCTTTTTAGACGTGCTATGCACTAGTGTTAACACTGGAGCAGCTGGAAGTCCAACATCAGGATTACTAGCCCTTAGATAAAAATAATAACAAGTATCAATTAAATTAAATCAAATGAAAAAAGTAGAAAGTAAAGAAGTAAGTAAAATTACAGACGAGCAATTAGAAGTAATTACAAAGCATCAAAAAGATTTAAACAAATCTTTAACTAACATTGGCTTTTTAGAAACTCAAAAGCATAGCTTATTACATGAGTATGCTGGAATTGTAGATGACATTGAAAAGTACAAAAAAGAATTAGAAGATGTTTACGGAGCTATCAATATAAATATTGAAGACGGAACATATACTGAAATTGTAAAAGAAGAATAGTGGACCACATTATAAGAAAAATCAGCATTGGTTCTGATTATAAAAATGATGCTATGCACTATGCGGTTGGTCAGTCTGTATATGGAGGACATACGATATCTCATATTCTTTTCGAAGAAGAAGAGCAATCTTATAATATACATATACAAAAAAGTGATGAGATTTTGCCTTGGAAGAAATTCAATAAAAACATGGCAGTATCAATTGAATACGATTTAGAATATTAATGAATAGTGTTCACCAGTTTATAGTAAAACCTATAGGTGAAAGATATAATAATGAAATAACTATTGGTGATAAAAAGCTAATAGTTAATTCTAGTATCTCTGACCATAAGTTTGTAAATAGAGAAGCAGAAATAATAGCCACGCCATTAGCTTATAAAACTAAGTTAAAAAAAGGCGATAGAGTTATAGTTCATCACAATCTATTTAGAAGATACTATGATTTAAAAGGTAAGTCAGTTAATAGCACAAAGTTTTTTAAAGATGATATGTGTTTTGCCTCTATAGATCAAGTGTATATGAAAAAGAGTAATAACTCTTGGGAAACTCTAGACAACTACTGCTTTGTTAAGCCTGTGGTTAATAAGGATGATTCTAACTTAAGTAAGCTTAAAAAGTGCGTTGGTATAGTAAAATATAATAATAGCACCTTAGAAGCTCTTAAAATCAACAATGGAGATTTAGTCGGATTTAAAAAGAACAGAGAATTTGAGTTCTTAATTGACGGTGAGGTACTTTATTGTATGCAATCAAATGATATTTTAATTAAGTATGAAAATAAAGGAAACGAAACTGAATATAATCCAAGCTGGGCAAATAGCAGTTGAAGAACTTATAAAAGTAGCGAAAGAAAAGATTGTAGACTCAGAAGATGATATCTCGGCTGATAGACTTAAAAACGCTGCTGCTACTAAAAAATTAGCAATATTTGATGCTTTTGAAATACTAGCTAGAATAGAAGCTGAAGAAAATATAATAAATGAAAAGCCAGTAAAAACTCAAGTTGAGTCTTTTAAGGGTTTTGCCGAAGGAAGATCTAAGTAATGTACGAACAAAGCTTATATCACGTGGTAGAAGACCACATAAAGCCTAAAGTTGTTAATAGACTTAATAGGCTTAAAAAATGGAAATACGGATACGATAAAGATCACGACGTTGTTGTGGTTAGCAAAACAGGGCAAATAGGTGAAATATATAGTATACAAAACCTATTGATAGCTCTGCCTTTAGCTGAAGACGTTTATAAGTGCTCTAAAAAAATAACAGAACAACGATGGAATGTTTTAGATTATCCAGCTGAATTAAAAAGAATTAATACAGTATATGATTGGAATCAAAAACCTATAGCGTTTAAAGAAAAGCATTATGAATATATTAACAAAGAGTTCGTTAGGCGTGAAGAAGGTTATTGGTACTATAACAAAGGTGTTCCTACTTATATTACTGGTTCTCACTACATGTACTTGCAGTGGACTAAAATTGATGTGGGGCACGCAGACTTTAGAGAATCAAACAGATTATTTTATATATTCTGGGAGGCTTGCAAGGCAGATTCAAGATGCTACGGACTGTGCTACCTTAAGAATAGACGCTCAGGCTTCTCTTTCATGGCTTCATCGGACACCGTTAACCAGGCAACAATATCAAGAGATGCAAGGTTTGGTATCCTTAGTAAATCAGGAGCTGATGCGAAAAAGATGTTTACCGATAAGGTGGTACCCATCTCAATCAACTATCCTTTCTTTTTCAAACCAATACAGGACGGAATGGAACGTCCCAAAACGGAGCTATCGTATAAAGTCCCGTCGAAGAGACTCACTCGTAACTCCATTAAGGAGACAACCGAGGATCTCCAGGCAGGTCTCGACACCACGATCGACTGGAAGAACACAGGGGACAACTCGTACGATGGAGAGAAACTCAAGCTCCTCGTCCACGATGAATCGGGTAAATGGGAAAGGCCGGATAACATCCTCAACAACTGGCGCGTCACGAAGACAACGTTAAGATTAGGTAGAAGAATCGTCGGTAAATGTATGATGGGTTCTACTTCAAACGCATTAGATAAAGGTGGAGAAAACTTTAAAAAGCTATACGAAGCTTCGGATGTCAACAAAAGAAACCGCAACGGTCAGACTAGCTCAGGACTATATAGTATGTTCGTACCTATGGAATGGAACTACGAAGGATACATTGATTCTTATGGACTACCTGTATTCGACACTCCAAAAAAACCAATCAAAGGTGTTGATGGAGAAGACATCGACATCGGTGTAATATCGCATTGGGAAAACGAAGTTGATGGTTTAAAGGACGATCAAGATGGTTTAAATGAATACTATCGTCAGTTTCCAAGAACAGAGAAACACGCTTTCAGAGATGAAGCTAAGGAATCTTTGTTTAATTTGACTAAAATATACGAGCAAATAGACTATAATGAAGATCTTCGTAATACTAATGTAGTTACACAGGGTAATTTTCAATGGGAAGGTGGGATTAAAGATACTAGGGTAATGTTTGTACCTAATAAAAACGGCAGATTTCTAGTTAGTTGGGTTCCTCCAGTTGGACTACAGAATAGATACAATATAAAAAACAATATAAAATACCCTGGAAATGAACACTGTGGAGCGTTTGGATGTGATAGTTATGATATATCTGGTACTGTTGACGGTAAAGGCTCTAAAGGATCTTTGCACGGATTAACTAAGTTTTCAATGGAAGACGTACCGCCTAATTTGTTCTTTTTAGAATACATATCAAGACCACAGACTGCTGATATATTCTTTGAAGATGTTCTTATGGCTTTAATATTTTATGGTATGCCTATATTGGCAGAGAATAACAAACCTAGACTCTTATATTACATGAAGAGAAGAGGTTACAGAGGTTATTCTATGAATAGACCTGACAAAGTTATGCATAAGTTATCAGTAACAGAAAGAGAAATAGGTGGAATACCTAATTCAAGTGAAGATATAAAGCAAGCTCACGCAGCTGCTATTGAAGATTATATAGAAAACCACGTTGGCCTTGGACAAGACGGATATGGAAATACATATTTTCAAAGAACATTAGAAGACTGGGCTAAGTTTAATATAAATAATAGAACAAAACACGATGCTTCTATTAGTTCGGGTTTAGCTATAATGGCATGTAATAAACATAGATATACACCTGTTGCAAAAAGAGTAATATCTCAAGTATCATTAGGTTTTAGAAAATATAACAATACAGGTGAAAATTCAAAAATAATATAATAAATGGTTTATACTAATAATAACAGCATCTTTCCAGATCAGGTGGTACCTGAAGAAGAAAAGAAATCATTTGAATATGGTTTAGCTGTTGGAAACGCTATTGAACAAGAGTGGTTTAGAAACAACAGTGGACAGAATAGGTTTTCCTATAATTTCCAGAACTTTAATAGACTAAGATTATACGCTAGAGGCGAACAGCCTGTGCAAAAATATAAAGATGAATTATCAAACAACGGTGATTTGTCTTACTTAAATTTAGACTGGAAGCCAATTCCAGTTTTATCTAAATTTGTTGATATAGTAGTTAATGGTATGACAGAAAAAGGATATGAATTAAATTCATTTGCTTCTGATCCATTTGCATTAAAACAACGTACCGACTTCGCTTCTAATGCTTTACGTGACATAAAAAACAAAGCAGCAATTGACCAATTGTCTCAAGCTACAGGTCAAAACTTTTATGCATCTACAGATCCAGATAATCTGCCAAGAGATCAAAACGAATTAGATTTATTCATGCAGCTTAATTATAAGCAAAGCATTGAAATAGCTGAAGAGGAAGTTATAAACAACGTTCTTGATTCTAACAAGTTTGACGAAACAAAGAAAAGACTTGCGTACGATTTAACTGTATTAGGCATATCAGCTGTAAAAACTAGTTTTAATCTATCTGAAGGAGTTACTATTGATTATGTAAATCCAGCTAATTTAGTTTATTCAGCTACTGACGATCCTAATTTTGAAGATATATATTATGTTGGTGAAATAAAAAGCATAACATTACCTGAAATTAAAAAGTTATTTCCAAATCTAACTGACGAGGAATTAGAAAGAATACAAAAATATCCAGGTCGCCAAAACTACGCTCAAAGCGACTGGCAAGTTAATAGCGATGTTAATCAACATCAAGTATTGTTTTTTGAATATAAGACGTATCAAGATCAAGTATTTAAGATAAAACAAACAGAGCAAGGATTAGAAAAGACTTTAGAAAAACAAGATACTTTTAATCCACCACCTAGTGATAACTTTGAAAGAGCTTCAAGATCTATAGAGGTTTTATATACAGGAGCAAAGATACTAGGCATGGGTGACAGTATACTTAAATGGGAACTGTCTGAAAACATGACAAGACCATACGGCGACGTTACAAAGGTTAACATGAATTATGTTATATCTGCACCTAGAATGTATCAAGGACGTATAGAGTCCATAGTTAGTAGAACAACAGGTTTTGCTGATATGATACAATTAACTCATTTAAAACTACAACAAGTTTTAGCTAGATTAGTTCCTGATGGAGTTTATGTAGATGTGGATGGTTTAGCGGAAGTTGATTTAGGTAATGGAACAAACTATAATCCAGCAGAAGCATTAAACATGTATTTCCAGACTGGTACTATAGTTGGTAGATCACTCACTCAAGACGGTGAAATGAATCGAGGTAAAGTACCTATTCAAGAATTGCAAAGTTCTTCAGGTATATCCAAGATACAAGCCATGATACAAACGTATCAATATTATCTTCAGATGATTCGTGATGTAACCGGATTAAATGAAGCTAGAGATGGAAGTGCTCCTGATAAAAACGCATTAGTTGGTTTACAAAAATTAGCAGCAGCAAACTCTAACACAGCAACAAGACATATATTACAGTCTTTAATGTACTTAACGGTAAGAGCTTGTGAAAATGTAAGTCTTAGAGTTAGCGATATGTTACAATTCCCATTAACTAAAGCTTCATTGTTAAACAGCATTAACGCTTTCAATGTAGCTACGCTGCAAGAAATAGATTCTTTATCAATACACGAGTTTGGCATATTCTTAGACTTAGAGCCAGACGAAGAAGATAAAGCTCAATTAGAAAAAAGTATACAAATCGCTTTACAGGCTGGAGGAATTAAGCTAGCAGACGCTATAGACATTAGAGAAATACAAAACATTAAGTTAGCTAATACACTTCTTAAATTTAGACAGTCTGAAAACGAAGCTGCTGAAAGAGCTGCTCAAATGGAAAATATTCAAGCTCAAGCTCAAGCTAATAGTGAAGCTGCAGAAAAAGCAGCAGCAGCTGAAGTACAAAAACAACAAGCATTGGCTCAGACAACTGTTCAAATAGAGCAAGCTAAATCTCAGTTTGAAATACAACGTATGGAGCAAGAGGCTGAAATCAAAAGAGGTTTGATGGCTGAAGAGTTTTCGTATCAAATGAAACTAGCTGAAATGCAAGCTCAAGTAACTTCTCAAAAAGAAGCGCAAATAGAAGATAGAAAAGACAAACGATTACAAATGCAAGGCACTCAACAGAGTGAACTTATAGATCAAAGACAAAATGATCTACTGCCTAAAAACTTTGAATCATCAGGTAACGATAACTTAGATGGCTTCGGTTTAGAGCAATTTACCCCAAGATAGGGATTATTAATTTTTATTATATTATATTATGTCAGAAGAAGTAAAAGAAGTAAAACAAGAAGGTGAATTTAAAGTAAAGCACACTATGCCTAAATACAAGGACATGGGAGCTATTCCAGAAATCACTAAAGTAGATTTAACTAAAAAACCAACAGAAGATGCCATTCAAATCGGAGAAACAGAAGCAGTGGTTGATGATAAACAAACCGGAGATATACCAAAAGTGGAAGAACAAGTACGGGAGTCCAGCGAGATTACTAAAGTTCAAATTAAAAGCGAAGAAGTAGAATCTCCATTAGAATTAATAGAAGATGAAAACGATAACGCTGAAGAGATCACAATGGTTGGAGGCACTGAAAGTCCCAACACCTCACAGGAACAAAAAGAAGTATTACCGCAAACTGAAGCACAAAACGTACCAGAAAATTTAGAAAAATTAGTTTCTTTTATGGAAGAGACTGGTGGGACTATAGATGACTATGCTAGATTAAACGCAGACTATAGCAATGTGGATGGAGAAGCATTGTTAAAAGAATACTACAAACAAGCTAAACCACATTTAGATTCAGAAGAAATTCAATTTGTAATTGAAGACTCTTTTAATTATGATGAGGATTTAGACGAAGCAAGAGATATTCGAAAGAAAAAACTTGCATATAAAGAAGAGGTTGCAAAAGCTAAAAGCTATTTGGATTCACTTAAGGATAAATACTACGCAGAGATCAAGTTGAGACCTGGAGTTAATCCTGAGCAACAAAAAGCTACAGACTTTTTTAACCGATACAACGAGGAGCAGGCAGCTACCAAAGTTAACCAAGACAGATTCATTAGCCAAACAAACGAGCTTCTTAACAACGACTTCAAAGGTTTTGATTTTAAAGTTGGAGAGAAAAAGTTTAGATATGGCGTTAAAGATCCAGTTAAGGTTGCAGATAACCAAAAAGACATTTCTACATTCATTAAGACGTTCTTAAATGACAAAGGAGAAGTTGTTGATGCAAAAGGTTATCATAAGGCTTTGTACGCAGCGCGAAATGCCGACACTATAGCACAACACTTTTATGAGCAAGGTAAAACAGATGCGATTAAAAGTCAATTAGCTAAATCTAAAAACATAACTACAGAGCCTCGAGCTACGCAAGATGGTAATGTGTTTGTTAATGGATTAAAAGTAAAAGCAATTAGCGGTCTTGATTCTTCAAAGCTTAAGATTAAAACAAGAAAATTTAACAATTAAAATTAAACTATTATGGCTTCATTAAGTCCACAATTTGGTTCGATAGTACCTTCGCAAGCACAACAATTGCTAGCAACAAACTATTTAGCGTTTAACACAGGCGCTGGTAATGATTTTGCACAACAGTATCTACCTGAAATCTACGAACAAGAAGTAGAGCGTTACGGAAACAGAACTCTTTCTGGATTCTTACGTATGGTTGGAGCTGAAATGCCAATGACATCAGATCAAGTTATTTGGTCAGAACAAAATAGATTACACATTGCATATGACAATTGTGCTAACGCAATTGCTGGTGGTGTATCAACTATTACTATTCCAGTAAGAGCTGCTGCCGCTGGTCTTCCTGCTATTACTAACGTAGTGTCTCCGGGGCAAACTATAGTTGCTTTGGACGGTGCTGGAAACGAACTTAAATGTATCGTAACTAGCAGCACAACAAACACTGGTGCTCTTATCGTTGCTCCTTATACTGCTCAGACTACAGCTGCTTTAGGTGCTGTTGTTAAGATATTTGTATATGGTTCTGAATTTAATAAAGGATCACAAACAAACAACTGGAATGGTGTAGCTGGAGCACAAGTTGGTACTACTAATATTAGTATTGATCCTGCTTTTACTCAATTCTCTAACTCTCCTATCATTATTCGTAACACTTATACTATCAACGGTTCTGACATGGCTCAGATTGGTTGGGTAGAAGTTGCTACTGAAGACGGAACTTCTGGATACTTATGGTATTTAAAAGCTGAATCTGAAACTCGTTTACGTTTTGAAGACTATTTAGAGATGAGCGTTATTGAAGGCGAGCTTGCTAGTGCTGCTGGTGCTGGATCTGCTGCAAATGCAGGATTCAAAGGTACTGAAGGTATGTTTGCTGCTATACAGTCTAGAGGTAATGTTGAGGTTGGATTTAGCGGCGCAAGCGGTTTAGATGACTTTGATGAGATTTTAAAGAACTTAGATACTCAAGGAGCTATTGAAGAAAACATGCTATTTTTACAGCGTCAAACTTCACTAGAATTTGACAACATGCTAAGCGCTGTGTCTCAAGGATCTCAAGGAGGTACTGCTTATGGACTGTTTGAAAACTCTGAAGAAATGGCATTAAACCTAGGGTTTAGCGGTTTCCGTAGAGGATCTTATGATTTCTACAAAACTGATTGGAAATACTTAAACGATGCTTCAACTCGTGGTGCTCAAACAGGACCATCTTCTATCGAAGGTGTACTAGTACCAGCTGGAACTTCTACAGTATACGATCAAATTTTAGGAACTAACATCCGCAGACCATTCTTACATGTACGATACAGAGCTTCTCAAACAGAAGATCGTCGTATGAAGTCTTGGTTAACTGGATCAGCAGGTGGTGCTTTCACAAGTACTCTTGATGCGATGGAGGTTAACTTCCTATCTGAAAGATGTTTAGTAGTACAAGCTGCTAATAACTTTGTACTCTTTAAAGGAGTGTAATTACTACAGTAAGATTTACCCTCGTTGAACTGACGGGGGTAATACTTACTTTTATTAAATATTAAATTATATTATATTATGGCTAAAAAACAAGCAACTCAAGATACGTCTTGGGAAATTAAAGACAGAACGTATTTCCTAAAAGGACCTCACAATCCTTTAACATTAAAAATACCTTCAAAACATACAGCAAGGCATCCACTACTGTGGTATGACACTGAAAAAAATGAACAAAGAGAAGTAAGATACGCTACTAATCAAAACTCTCCATTTAAAGATGAACAAGCTGGCGAAGCTACACTTGGCCATATTAGATTTAAAGAAGGAAGTTTATTAGTTCAAAAGAAAGATCAAGCTCTTCAAAAAATATTATCTATATATCATCCTCTTTTAGGAGTTCTATACACTGAACAAGATATTATAGAGGAAGCTAAAGATGATTTGTTTGAATTAGAAATGGAATTAGAGGCTATGAACATTGCTAAAAACATTGATATTGATCAGTGTGAAGCTATACTACGCGTAGAATTAGGATCTAAAGTATCAGACATGAGTTCTAAGGAGCTTAAAAGAGATTTATTCTTATTTGCTAAGCATAATCCTAAGCTGTTCTTAGATCTTGCTAATGATGACAATGTTCAACTTAGAAACTTTGCAATTAGAGCAACTGAAGCTAATATAATTAAATTAGCTGATGACCAAAGAACATTTACTTGGGCTTCTAATGGTAGAAAATTAATGACAGTACCTTTTGACGAAAATCCATACTCAGCTATGGCGTCTTTCTTCAAGACAGACGAAGGAATACAAGTATTCCAGTCTATAGAGAAAAAGTTCTCTTAACATGTAATATTATAAGGGAGGCGCAAGCCTCCTTTATTTTAATAATAATAACAAATGGCTATAAACGTAAATACAGTATATCAAACTGTTTTAATGATACTGAATAAAGAGCAGCGTGGTTATATGACTCCGACTGAATTTAACACAGTAGCAACACAAGTACAGTTAGAAATATTTGAAAAATACTTCGATGATCTTAATCAGCAACTACGTGTACCTCAAGCAGATACAGATTATGCGGATAGACAAGAAAATATTGATGAAAAATTAGCTATTTTTAAAACATTTGGTAGTGCTGTTTACGATTCTACTACAGATCCTTTAACACCTTATTTTAGTTTACCTACTACAGATGGATACGGTAAAGAAGTTGTTTTTTATAGACTAGGTAACGTGCTTTATAATGACGAAACTGTAGTACAAAGACTAGACAGGCGTGAGTTTTATTATGCTAATCAGTCTAGACTTACTAAACCTAGCACTATAAATCCAGCTTATCTTTATGAAAATGAAAAGTTATTTGTAAAACCTACAAGTATAACAAATAAAATAAAAGTTGATTATGTTAGAAAACCTAATAACATAATATGGGGATTTGACATTGGAACATTAGGTCAGTATGTATGGAATGAGACTCCTTTCGATGCTAATAATCAGCAAACTGGTTCTGTAAATTTTGAACTACATCATTCAGAACAAACGGAAATTATACTTAAAATATTACTATATTCTGGTATAATAATAAGAGATCCTCAAATAGTTCAAGCGGCTGCAGCGCAAGTTCAAGCTGATGAAGTAAATAAAAAAAGTTAACAAATGGCTATACCTAACAATGGTTTAATAACCGAAACTAACGCTCAGTACTATGCTGGCTCTCAAACTTTTATAACGGATGGCGCTAGCGGTTCTTTTACTGCTACTTTTGATACTGATTTAACGTTTGGTAGTTCAGATTCTACGGCAGCTGGTTATAATTTAAACAATTTTAGATTATACGCTTCTCAAGGTGCTACAGCTGGTACTCCTGGAACTTTTACTGAATATACTGGAACGTTTACTGTTTCTAATAACGTTTTAACGTTAGGCGTTGTTCCGCCTGCCGATGATTGGTTTGTAATTCAATTGCTTACTCAATACGGAGGCGAATATGGCAATAGAGATGCTTTTGGTGATGTAGTTGAAGATAATTATGGCGGTTATGCTTATACTTCGTTACAAGATGTTATAACTAATTTTATGGTTGGTTACGTCGGGGCAGGGAAATTAATACCAAGCGTAAAAACAACAGACGTAATGTTCTTTGCTAAAAGAGGATTACAAGAGTTTAGCTATGATACTTTAAAAAGCATACGATCTCAAGAACTAAATATTCCGGTTAATCTTAGCATACCTCTTCCTCAAGATTACGTTAACTACGTAAACGTATCCTGGATTGATGGTCAAGGAATAAAACATATAATATATCCTACAACTTTAACTACAAATCCCTACGAGATACCAGCACAAGACGCTCAAGGTATTGCAATACAAGATAATATAGGTGAAAATATAGATACTACATCTATAACAGAAGATAGATGGGCTACTAATAATTTAGAACAAATTAATGCTGCTCAAAGTAATTTAACTGGTATGCTTCTTTCAGATGGTTTGGGTTATGGTGGCATGTATGGAGATAATTACTTTGGTCAAAGATATGGTTTACAACCAGAAACAGCTCAAGTAAACGGATGGTTCACTATAAATGAAAGAAATGGTAAAATGTCTTTTTCTAGTGATCTTGCTGATAAACTTATAGTATTAGAATATATATCAGATGGCTTAGGCTATGACGCTGATATGAAAATACCTAAACTAGCTGAAGAGGCGCTATACGCTCACATTAGCCATGCTATATTAGCAACTAGAATTAATCAGCCTGAATATGTTATACAAAGATTAAGACGTGAAAAAAGTGCTAAACTTAGAAACGCTAAGATTAGATTATCAAATATAAAATTAAATGAGTTTGTTCAGATTGCTCGAGGTAAATCTAAATGGATTAAATACTAAATTGAATGGCTGAAGTTAAAAATGCTTTTATAAAGTCTAAAATGAATAAAGATCTTGATAGTAGACTACTACCTTCAGGTGAATATCGTGATGGACAAAATATACAAGTTAGTAAATCAGAAGGCGAAGACGTAGGTGCTTTAGAAAACGCGGTAGGAAACTTACCAGCAACTACATCAACTGGAGCCAGTGTTGATTTTAGTGTTATTTCTGGTTTAAATTCAGGCACTTTAAAATCTATAGGCATTTATACTGATACTAACACGTCTATAGTATATGTTTTTTTAACAGATTATACAGAACCTGAAACTGGAAATATTACATATAGTTCAACTGCTAATAATTATATCTACGCGTATCACGTCTTGACAAGTAATGTTTCTTTAGTTGCTAAAGGATCTTTTTTAAACTTTTCAAAGACAAACCCTATATACGGTATTAATATTTTAGAAAACTTATTATTTTGGACAGATAACAGAAATCAGCCTAGAAAATTAAATGTTGTTTTAGCTACTAAAAATAATGGTTTATACTATTCTTCAGAAGATTTAATATCTGTAGCTAAATATAATCCCTACCAACCAATAGACTTGTATTATAATGGAGGTGCTGCTTTTTTTACTTCTATGCAAGACGTTACGTCTGAATTTCTTCCTGACGGATCAACTCTTAATCCTTTTTATAATAAACCTTTAGGAGTAACGCCTCCAGCTGGTGAAACTTGGCCAGGAGATCCTGATTATTTAGAAGATAAGTTTGTAACTTTTAGCTATAGATTTAAGTTTAATGATGGAGAGTATTCAATTATGGCTCCTTTTACTCAAGAAGCTTTTATACCTAAACAAGACGGTTATTTTTTACAAGGAGATGAGGACGCGGCATATAGAAGTACTGTAGTTCGTTTTATGGAAAACAAAGTTAACAGTGTTGGACTATATATTAAGTTGCCTTTTGCTGCAAATGATTTAAACTCTGCTTTAGATGTATCTGAAATAGATATTCTATACAAAGAGTCAGATTCTTTAGCTGTCAAAGTATTGGATTCTGTTCCTTTTAATGTTTTTAGTTTAAACGCAGACGAAACATCAAACTCTACTAAAACATATCTATATGATTATCAGTCAAGAAAACCATACAAAACTCTTGCTGAATCTGAAATTATTAGAGTATATGACAAAGTACCTGTTAGGGCTTTTGGTCAAGAAGTTATAGGAAACAGAATAGTTTATAGTAATTTTCAAGACAAACACTCTCCTCCACCTTCTATAAATTATGATGTAGCAGTAACGCGTAAAAACCCCATAGATGAATCTAAAGGATTTACTAGTATTGTAGAGTATCCAGAACACACAGTTAAACAAAATAGAAATTATCAAGTTGGTTTTGTTCTTTCAGATAGGTATGGAAGACAATCAACCACAGTGTTATCTCCTGTAAATTCAGTTACGCAAACTGTAGATGGAATAACTTATGGAGGTTCTACTTTTTTTCATCCATACACTAAAGATCCAGGTTTAGGAAATAATGCTGTAAATGATTGGCCTGGTGATTCTTTAAAAGTTTTAATAAATACACCTGGTATAATTAATGAAACTCCTAGGCTTTTAGACGGTTGGCCTGGATTACACAATGGAGATTCTAATAGCGCTGATTATAATCCATTAGGTTGGTATTCTTATAAAATTGTTGTAAAGCAGACAGAACAAGAATATTACAATGTTTATTTGCCTGGAATACTTGATGGTTATCCTGACTTTACGGTAAGCGCTACGAACCCATCTGCACCTGATCCAGTAGATACAATAGCACATATAACTTTATTGGGTGACAATATAAATAAAGTTCCTAGAAATTTAACAGAAGTAGGTCCTGAGCAAAAGCAGTATGGAAGTGAAGTTGAATTATACGGTAGAGTTACGCCTGAAAGAGCGGGTCCACCTACTTTTACCGAACCTTATTATCCACAACAAAATTCGCAAACTGTCGTAACTATATCAGAGCAAGATAATTTATTTGCTGACGCTAATGCAGCTGCTCCTTATGCTACCGTGTATCAATCGGATTCTAATCCTTATATAGCTAGACTTTCTCAAGGCGATGTATCTTCCGCTGTAGGTTCAACTTTACCTAAACCAATAGGATCATTACAAGTAAATAATCTATCTTCAGTATACGGTATATTTTTAGGCGTATTTGAAACAGCGCCAGTAGAGTCGTTGCTTGAAATTTTTTGGGAAACATCAAGCACTGGTTTAATATCGGATTTAAACGCTATAGCTGGTGTAAATGACACTGTTAGTGGTTTTTCAAATTTTGTTTTTAACCAAACAGAAGCGACTACAGACTACGCAACGGCAAGTGCATTTTCTCCTACAACAACTGTAAATCTTGTTGAGGTTCCTATAACCAATAGCACAGTTAGACTTTTAAATGTTATTGATGGAACCGGTGTACCTAGAAAAAATATGTACACCAATAACCAAGGAGATCTTGAAAAAATACAAGTAGCTGGACAGCCAGACGCGTGGAAGATACCAGTTTTAGATCCTAGTTATTATAGTACTGTAGCGGGTGCAAATACTTTTACTTTTTCTTTTGAAGTAAGAGATGACGATGCAACTAACCCAAGATTTCAAACAAAATCAGTCACAAATCTTAACTTAGGTAATAAGAGTCCAGAATTACTACCATTAAATAATCCTGGATCTACTCCTATATCAGTTCCATCTACTAGAATAAGAGACAATAAAATAGCCACTTTTACAGGTCAAAATGGTTTTGCTGGATCAACAACATTTGGATCTACTGCTATAAATGAAGATTTAAGCTTTACAATAAAATCTGGAAGTCAATCACCTAGTTCACCTCCATTAGAATTAAATCCGGATACAGGAGAATTATTTGAAAAAAGTGGTCTTGCTTTTGGTGTGTATGTATTTGATTTAATACTAACTGACTCAGGAGGCGCTTCTGATGCTCAAGAAACTAGTATTTCTGTTTTGTTTGGAGAAGAACCTATTAATAATAGTTTTGGAAAAAAAGAAAACATTGATTTAACAGGAGGATTAGAGTCTGTAGGAGTGTATTGGGCTGCAGCTACTAATTATAGCAATATGATTGGATCTACTCCATTGCCCGCTGGTATGGAAAATAATAATAATATATCTCAAGGACGATCAACATCTTTCACTACGCCTTTGTCTTTAGACGGCTTAAATGCTTCTATTACTCCAGGCGTGAGCTCATCAACTGGAACATCGGCTTTAAATTATTTTGATAATAATAGTAATTCATATACGTGGAGTGATTTTAACTATAGACCTGATGCTTTTGACTCTAATGCGGGGAGTTCAGGCAATTCATTAACAAAAGGAACAGCTTACATAAAAGTAGATTTTAGTTTTGAAATGCCTACTTTTGATGCTACTAATTCTGCTTATCCTTTATCTTACGGTCAAATAGGGGTAGTTAGAGCAGTTTATTTACAGTATAGAGCCAATGAGTCTTCTTCTTGGACTACGGCTAGAGACGTGGAAGGTCAATTAATTAAATTTGGATCAACACAACAAAACATTGGAGGTACTCCAAGTGGAGCAAATAAGCCTGGTTTAACTCAATTTTTAACTGAAGAACAATTAAACGCTTTGCCATCTACGTTTAGTGCCACTGGTATACTTAACGATAGCGCTAAAAGCGTTAAGAATATTACAGGATCAGCTATATCTGATACTGACATGATGAGAGCAACCACAACATATCCAGCTGCCGCAAATCAAATACCAACTAAATCTACTGTTTCAAAAGTTTTTGTTTTTGGTAAAGACGAAAGCTACGGAGGTAATGATGCATTAGGAGAGTATAGACTTTTAATTAGATACCCACAAACAGATACTGATCAAAAAAACACAAATCCTAGTTACTCAAATCAATCTTTAGATATAACTCCAATTGGAACTTCTGGATTAAACGGAACTACTGTTTTTGGCAATCAAGGAGCACTTTTTGTAGCAAATAATATAAAAATTAAATTATCTTTTGGTGATTTTTATTATAAAGGAAATGAAAGAGTTTTTGCGTATAGAGTTTCTAATAACGGAAAAACAAACGCTGGATATGCTAAAACACAAAAGCCAGACGCGATTGTTTACGCAAGAGAATGGGCTTTAAGATACGTTACTCAGTTTTACACCACAAGTGATTTAACAGTTAAATGGACACCTAACGTGGCTGATGGCTGGTATTCTTATCGAGCTAATGAATTAACAAATCCAGCGGTTCAAGATGGAACTGAAAACGCATCTATCAAGCAATGGATCTCTAATATTTCGCCACCTGATGTAACGGTCGGAGATCTTAGTGGCGGTACGTCTTTAACGGCTGACAGGTTCTTTGTTGCTCAATTTGACGCAACAGGTAAAAAAATAATTGCAACAGCTGAACCGGCTACTGGTAATATAGTATAACAACAAGTGATAATATAATATGGGCGTAATAGAAGTAAAATATTTTAACAGTTTTATACTGAGAAAAACTCTTAGCTCTGCAGACGTTCCTGTCTGGAATGGCTCCAGAGGAGATAATACGTGGCCTCAACTACCTTCACCTCCTTATGTTCCTAATGATAAGAATTGGGCTATAGAAGAATCTAGAATTAGAGGTGGCTATAATAATACATCTGTAGAGTTTGGCGTTAAAGCTTATTTAGTTGAAGACAATCCTAATGCTTCTTTTAGAGTTAATTCTATGATATACTCTGGAATATTTAACTCTAGAACGGGTATTAATGATACTAATGTTTTTTCTATAGGAGAAGATATTACTAAAAGTGTAAATCCAGCTAATGGTTCTATACAAAGATTATATGCTGAAAATACAAATTTATTAATTTTTCAAGAAGCTAAAGTTAGTCAAGCTCTTATAGATAAAGATGCTATATATTCTGCTGAAGGCGGTGGAACTGTTACCTCTTCTAATCTTGTTATTGGAGCTGTGCGACCTGTAGGTGGAGATTTTGGAATAAGTAGAAATCCTGAAAGTTTTGCAATATACGGCTTTAGAAAGTATTTTACAGATAAAGATCGGAATGCTGTTTTAAGGCTGTCTAAAGATGGTTTAACTGAAATATCTAATTATGGTATGTTTGATTACTTTAGAGACAACCTAAGTTCTTTAGATGGTCCTAGAAGTGTAGATATAGGTAAAGCTGTTGGTGGTTGGGACATGCACTCTAAGCAATATGTTTTGTCATTACAACCTTGGAATAATACATACTCTACATTATCTTTTGATGATAGTGTTAATGGATTTCCAAGTTTCTTTAGTTACAAACCAGATCAAGTTTTTAGTTTAAAAAGCAATTACTACAGTACTAAAGATGGTATTTTATACATACACTATGGTTCTGACGCAAAAAGAGCTAATTTTTACGGACAACAATACAAGTCTAATATAACTTTTATATTTAATCCTAAGGTTAGTATGTCAAAAGTTTTTAAAACCGTAAACTATGAAGGAGGCAACGGATGGCAAGTAGATAGTTTTAAATCAGATATAACAGGTACTCATAGCGTTGGAACTCCTGAAGTAATAGCTTTAGAAGATCAAATAATTATTGATAATTTAGCATTTACAGACGGAACTCAAGATGTCACAGCACTCATATACAGTTATAATCAAGGTTCTTATGATAATTACGGCAATCAGTACCCAGCTCAATTGATTCCTCCATTAAATCATGCCGGATTTACTAGAAAAGAAAACAAATACATGACAAATCTTATTAATAATAGTCCTGCGGCTGCTGGTGAAATCTTATGGGGACCATCTATGACAGGTATAAAAGGTTATTTTGCAACAGTTACCATGTCTACAGATACTGTAACTGATGTTGGTGGAATGAAAGAATTATTTGCGGTATCTTCACAATATGTGGAGTCATCATATTAAATTAAATCAAATGGAATTAAAAATACGAAAACTAGAGGAGTCTGATTGGGACACTTTAGTTAGTCTTTGGAATATGTGGCCTGATTGGCAGCATCATCCCCCTAAAGCACTACTTCCTGAAAACGGAACAGGTGGACTTATAGTAGAAAAGAACAATGTAGCTATAATAGCTGGTTTTATTTACACTACTAACTCTAAAATAGGGTGGATGGAGTGGTTAGTTTCTGATCCAAACTACAGAGAGAGTGATAGAAAAGAAGCTACTAAAATGTTAATATCTGGATTAGAGTACGTAGCTAAAATAAGCGGTTGTGAGGCTGTTATAAGCATAGGTAGAAATGAAAGTTTAATGGAAATACACAAGAGTTTGGACTATACAATAGACGAAAAACCTTCTTATGAAATTTCAAAAAAAATAGTATAAAATGGCATTAGTAACAGCAGCAATAATTGGAGGCGTAGCGGCAGTAGCAGGAAGCACTATAGGTGCTATTTCAGCGGGAAAGTCAGAGCGACGAGCGCGTTCAAACAAAAATAGACTTACAGGCGAACTAGAAGAGTTAGAAAAAAACCGTCAAGATATTATAAATCCTTATGAAGGTGTAACAGATTTGTCTAGTATGGTGTCTGACTTAAGTAGTATAGCTTCAAATCCATTTTCTAATCTTGCTGTATCAACAGCCGCGGCTGAAATGCAAATAGAAGAAGCTGATATAGCCTTAGCTAATACACTAGACACTCTTAGAGCTACTGGCGCTAGTGCTGGTGGAGCTACTGCTTTAGCTAGAATGGCATTAGAAAGTAAAAAAGGAGTATCAGCTAGTATAGAACAACAAGAAGCCACTAATCAACAAATGAGAGCTCGTGGTGAAGAAAGCTTACAAAACATACAGCTAAGCGAAGCTAAAAGAGTTCAAAATACTAAAATGCGGGGAGCAGAAAGACTTGAGGATAAAAAAGTATCAGGTCAAATCTACGAGTTTGAAACTAAAGAAAAAAGAGAAAAAGAGCAACTTAATAGAAAACAATCTCAAATAACAGGAGCAGCAATGCAAGAAGGAGCAGCTGTTGAAGCTAAAGGAGCTGCTATAGCTGGTGGAGTTTCAGCTGTTGGTAATATGGCTGGTGCATACTACGGTGCAAAAGCAAAGGGAGCATAATAATATGGAAGCAAAACAAAACACTTTTACATCTGTAAATAAAGAAGCTAATAGCATTTGGGCTAACGCTACTAAAAACTTAGGCGCTGATACTACTAAAGCTATAAAGCTAGAAGGCACTTCTATGTCTGCTTCTCAAAAAGAAGCGGCTACTGTACAAAGAAATGTATCTGCTAGGCTTTTTGATAACCAAGAAGAAGCTTTAAAAAATATTAAAAAAGGAGGTATAAGAAATCCTTCGTTATCTAAATTAGGTAATGATTTAATATGGGGCATATATTACGCTGATACCGCTGTAACTCAAGCAAAAACAAAGCAAGAGCGTAACGAAGCTAGTGTAGCTGCTAGTAAATTAAATACATCTCTAACTGAGCTTTATCAAATTATAGACACTGGAAAAGAAACAGATGGTATATTCATGAAAGAATATTTTGGTCTTGAAGGTTCTAAAAACCCTGGGCAACCAGGCGGTATGGCTTTAGTAGGTAGAGATACTCCTTTATGGTCAAAAACTATGGCTATACGAAATGGACTAGCTGGAGATGATGCTAATGAAGAGTATTACGTAGGCGATGATGCTGAAATTAGATTAAAATATACCGGAGCTATATTAGAAGGAGAAGTAGTTGATAAGCCAGCTATAACTTGGTTAGCTTATGATCCAGGTATTGTTCTTGATTTAAAAGGTGAAAATATAAAAATGCTTCAAACGCCTAGCTCTTTAGATGTTAATGGAGAGCAAGTTTCTATTATAGACAACAGCTTACAATATAACGATGCTTACTTGTTGTTAGACCAAAAGTATATGGAAGTGTCTGAAGACGGTAAAACTCAAACAGAGTTTATACCTGCTAACATGGCTAAAATAGTTAATGACACAAAGTCAAAGTCTATGGCTAGAGCCGGCGCACTACTTAATGATTATCAAGAAGCTAATAGAGTTTGGAGAAACAACTTTAATAAAGAAGAAGATCTTAAATTTGAAGTTGCTCCTAATGGTAAAAATGTAGACGCAGGACAACAAGCTGAATTTCAAGAGCTTATGTTTAGCAGTTTAAAACCATTATTACCTACGGTAGCAGTTGGTGCAACTACAGAAGTAGTTAAAGAAGAAGTACAACCTGAGATGGTTGAAGAAGTAGAATTAACAGCAGATCAATTTAACTAGTATGTATACATATAAAGATAGAAAGTTAACTAAAGAGCAGGTAGATAAACTCGCTGCTGAAAAAGGTGTTGAAGTTGATGTTTTTTTAACTAACAACCCAGATATACAAATACAGGAGGCAGTAGTAGAAACTACTGAACCAGAGGGAAAGACACCAACCACAGAGACGGACACGACTGTGGATGTAACCGAAGTGTCCGATACGGAATTGCCATCGGCAGATGGTTCTTTGGAGCCAGCAAGGACTAGTGTTAGAAAAAAAACTAGAAAGTCGGATATTGAAAAAAATATAAATAAAAAATTAGACGAATCCATTGAAGCTTTTGAAGAAAATTTAATTGATTTAAACTTAAGTAATATTTCTGAAAAAAACTTAATATCTATTCAGAATACAGCCGTAGATTATTTGGTTTCTACATCTGAAGATCCAAATAACTATAGTTATACTGAAGAAGATGTCAATGCTGCGACAAAAAACATATTAGATAAAGCTTCTGATATAAGAAACAAAAAGCTACAGCTGAAAGAGCAAGTAATAAACACTACTGTTGCCGAAAGTTTAAGTAACGCTTGGGAAAATCTTAAATTAGATAAAAAACGAATAGGAGAGTTTTGGAGTGGAGATTCAGAAGCATTAGACATAGCTACTGCGGCTATTTATAACGGTGTTTTTGGTCAAGAAGTTATTGACGAATTTGTAAACAAAAACAAAGACAAAGAGTGGCTAACAAAAGGTCTTGGTACTGAAGAGCTATTAGAAAGCATACCTAAATTTGAAGAACAGCAAACTAGAAAACTACAGACTTTACCTATAATAGAAAGTTTTAGACAAGGAGAGATAATAAAAGGCGGTGCAGCTGTGTTAAGTGGAATTATAAGTGGAATTGGCTCTATAGGTTACGGTGCATTTACAGGTGGAGCTGGTTTTGCTATGGATTATATTGCTGAAAATTATATTGAATTTAACGAAGGACTTGCTGAAAGAAAAAATAAAAGTGTAGAACAATTAATATTAGATGGAGAAGATAACGTTAGGGTACCAGTCGGTATAGCCGCCGTACAGTCTTTAGCTGAGAATATTGGTATAGGTAGGATAACTAAAGCTACTAAAGGAATACCAAAAAAACCTATACCTACTAAATTCTTTGACTCGCCATATGCTATAAAAACAGCTGACATTTTAGGCACTGGAACTACTGAATTTACTACTGAAATAATTCAAGGAAGTTTAGGTAAATATAACGAAGCGTTAGGACAGACAGGTGAAATTGATAAAGCTTTTGAAGCTTTTACAGATCATATGACTTCTCAACAAGGTCTTGAAGAAGGTATACAGGGTTTTGCTACTGGAGCTGGAATAAAAGGAGGATCTTACTCTTTAAAGGCTGTAAACAATCTTAGATCACCAGACGAAAGCGAAGCTATACAGGCTGATATAGTTGAATTAGGTGACTTAAACAAGCAAGCAGTAAAAACCAAAAGCAAAACAGTAAAAGAAGGCATAGAGGCTAAAATAAAAGAAGTAAAAAGTAGATTAGACTCTAGAATAACAAAAGGAAACGCTTTGTTTTCAAAATTAACTCCAACTGAAATAGATGAAGTTAATAACATGGGAGACTTAAGTAGTTTGCAAATTAAGAGAGTTAAAGACTTAAGTTTAGAACTAGACGAAGGCAAGATAAGTAGAGAAGAGTATTTAGTGGCTTTAGAAGGCTTTAAAAGCACTTTTATTGATGCTAAAAATAGGATAAAAGGTATATCTGTTGAAGTTGAAAAAAGAGAACAAGTTTCTGAAACTAAACTAGCTGAAGACATTGACGTTGGAGTTTCTGCTGATAATCTATTAAAATCTTCAATAAACGAAGAAAACACAGCTATAGTTTTAGATCCCGAATCTACACCCGCTCAAATAGATAAAGCGAAAACAACTTTAGTTGAAAATAATCAAGGTATAATAAATAATGTTATAAACAAAAGTTTTAAGCGGGGTCTTGACACTGATTTAACTAGAGAAGAATTTGCGGCTGATATAGGCTTAGAGGTTCAAAAACTAATAAACACGTACGGCAAAAACAAAAAGACTGGTAAAACAGCTCCTTTTGGTATCTATTTGAGAGATAATTTGCCTTTGAGAGTTCCAGCTATATTTGATAAGCAGCTTCAAACAGTTGATGGAGATATAGTTGGAAAAGTAGACGTAAGTAAGGCTGATCAAGAAACTACTGAAGACGCTGAAATTGAAACAACTGAAACGGAATTAGCACCAGAAAGAGTATTTTTAAGCGAAGAAGTGGTTCTTCCTGACAATGTAAATAGTGAGATCAATAAAGTAGTTACTGATTTATTTTCAAAAGGTAAAATACCTGAAATAGGAACAAAAGAGTTTACTAAATACGTAGAAGGTACTTACAAAAACGAATTAAAACCTATAATGGCTAAATTTATAGGTAAAAATACTGATGCTTCTTTAGAAATATTTTTAAGAGAAAACTTTAAAGAAATTTATGCCGGTATACCTCAAAGTATTATAAATAAGAGATTTCCTGCATTTAAAGAAGCTGTTTTAGATAAAGAAGGTAAACAAGTTAGAGAAAAAACGGCTCAAGGTAATGCTGTTTTTAAAAAGAAAGACATAACTCCAGCCGAATTTATTAAAAACTTCTTAGGTAGAGACGTAGGTAAATCAACTCAAGGAACAAGAAAAGATGCTTTAGCCGAGACTATGGCTATTATATATGCGAACGAAGCTAGTTTAGGTATTTTAGAGAATCCAGAAGTGCAAAAAGCTTTTAAAGATATACAAACTTTAAAACCTAAAGATGCTATACAATCTATAGATAATTTAATTAAGTATGTAGATTCTAATTATGGCAGAAAATCTGGAAAACTTTTTGCTGGGCCATTAGGCGTTGCTGCTGATTTACTTATAACCGCTTTAAAAGCTATAAAAGCAGCTATTAAGGCAGGTAAAAGCGTTTTAAACGCTGTAAAAGAAGGTTTATTGCCTATTGAAGAGGTAATTTCTAAAGAAATAGGAGAAAAAGATACAGCTAAATTAATGCCTAATCTAGCAAAAAAACTAGAAACAGCCTTAAATGCTGGTGATGATGCTGATGTGTCTAAGGTTATAGATGACTTTATGTCTGAGTACTCTAAATATCTTCCAAAAGAAAAACAAGAAGCTTTAATTCAATTAAAAAAAGATCCAACAAGTAAAGAAGCTAAAGAAATAATTGAAAATGTAGACGAACAAACTGCATTAAGCGAAGGTGTTTCTATTGAAGAATTTAACAAAAGAAATTTTCAAGCAGCTACAAACTGGAAAGACGCGGTTGTACCTATAGCTAAAATGTTTGGTGTTGATATAGATTATATAAAACCGTCTTCGTATCTTTCTACTGAAGCTAATGAGAAAAGAACTGTTGATTTCTTCAAAGAAGTTGTAGGGTTTTTTCCAGAAATATCAAAACTTCCTAAATTTCTTTTAAAAGCTTTAAAACCAACAGTTGCTACTGGAAAAAGTTTAAAAAGAGCAGATGGTACAAGGTTAAATGTAGATTGGTTTAATAACGCTATGAGTGGCATTGGTAAAGGTAAGACACAAAGCTGGATGAAGCAAGTGTATCAGCCTACTATATGGGGATACGGAAAACCAACTAAAAAAAGTCCTAAAGGATCTGGTTTCAAAGGTGCTATGGAAAGCAAGTTAGATCAATTGACTGATAACGGTAAGAACAATTTAACTTTAAAGCAAGAAAAAGAGTTTGTTGAGTTTGTTAGAGATTTTTTAACTCACCCTGATTTATTAAATTCTGTAAACGAAAACGGATTTAAAAATGGATACGAATTAACCGTAGAGGCAAATAGAAAAGCTATTGAGTTTCTGTATAGTAATCTTGGTGAATTATATTTTAAAGCTAAAGACAAAAAAACAGCGTTAGAAAATATAAACTCTTTTTTACAAATGCAAACTAACCATGCTGATGGTATAATAAAAGGTTTAGTGCCTGTTATAAGCGTAACAACAAAGCCAGAAGCAAATCCAGACTTTAAGGATGCTAACGTGGAAACCCACAACGAGCATATGGTTGAACTTTTTAATGCTAACCAAAGATTTTTAAGTATACTTTCTGAAGGTAAAAATGGTTTTGAAAATAAAATAACCAATATGGTTAAAAACCTTAATCAGTCTTTGATATCTAAAAAAGCTCAAGGTTTAAAAGACTCTTCAGAATCTGGAGGAGCATCAGGTCAGATGTCTGAAAATCAATTTTTAAATACTTTTTTAACAAAAGATTTTGCAGATAATCAATTGATGATAATTGGTGAACAAGGTGAAAGTGTTACTGATTATTTAATTAAAAATTACAGTGTTGGAGTTCTTAAAGATGTTCTAAATGGTATACCAAATAAAGATGCTTCTGTTGACGCTGTTGATTTAAGTCAAGCTATAAATTATATAGATGAATTTAAAAAATTAAAAAAGGACAACAACAACATACTTCCCGTTGATGAAAAACTAGAAGGTTATTACACTAATGATCAAGTTTTAAACACAGCTTCAGATATAGATTCGAATAGCACTAGCGAAGAAATAAAATTTACTAAAGAACTAAGTCTTGATAAAGATTTTAATGACATTATAGAAAACAAAACCGGTATAGCATCAGATAAAACTTATGCTAGAGTTAAAGCTGAGGTCGCTGGAGCTAATAAAGGTAAATTTAATTTCTTTATTCCACCATCAGCTGAAGACTTCGTAGGTTTATTATACTCTACTTTAGGCAAAGGATCTACTGGTGACGCTCAAATGGCTTGGTATAAAGCTCATTTGCTAAATCCGTTTGCAAGAGCAATGGAAAACTTAGCTAATGACAGAGCTAACATGATGCAAGACTTTAGAGGACTTAAAAAAGCTTTGAAGATTGTGCCTAAAAATCTACGCAAAAAAATAAAAGATAGTAACT